ATGGGAGGATAATCAAAACACAGGAGATTTAGATGACACAATTCCATACTGAAGTTGCAGCTAAATTCAATGATTGTCCTGAGTGTGATGGTACTGGCGTAGTTGTATACGCCAGCCTAAACGATGACATACCATTGAGGTCATGCAAAAATTGTAATGGCGATGGGTATGTAGAGATGGATAAACTTGACTGGCTTGATTGACTGCTGCATAAGAGCAGTATGATACAAAGTTATTGGCATACCATACAGGAAAAGCATAAGGAATTTAATATTCCTTTGCATAAAGTATTCATCAAGGCAGGGCTACCAACCTCAACGTACTATCGCACGTTAAATGGCAGCACTGAATTGAGATATGAAACCGCAAAGAAAATTATGAGAGTGATGGAACTAATGGAAGGTGCATATCCTACGAGCAGGGATAAGCGTAAGCTGCATGCAAAAGTTTCCAAACTATAAACGTGATACATATGTAACAACATCTTATGATGAAATGATTACAAGCCTGATTGATAGACGCAATCAATTAGGTATGTCACAAGAAGGGCTTGCATTTAGTATAGGTTGTACGCCATCATTGATTCATAAGTGGGAGCAGTACAAGCGAGTTCCCTCAGGTTTCATGTTCGCTTGTTGGGTAGAAGCACTTGGCTGTCAGATCGAAATCAGCACGAAAGATATTAAGTAATCCCACGTATCCGTGTGATGCATGTAATAATCGTACTGAATTTTTTGTTCAGATCATGGCAACAACAAGTCCAGCTACATATCATACCATATGTATGACATGTTATGAGGAGCAGACATGGCAAACAAAAATAAGTCTAAAGGAATCTACCACGAAAAAAGATTCTGCGAATGGCTCGACAAAATCGGCATCGAAAACTACCGAGTCCCCCTCTCAGGTGCGCTCGGAGGAGAGTGGAGTGGTGACATCCACGTCACACTGGGCGGACGAAAGCTGGTAGCCGAGGTAAAGTACAGAGATAAATCTAATTTCCCTAGTCCATTTACTGTACTGGATGGCAGGGACATAGCCTTCTACAAAAGAAAGACAGGCAAACCACAGTCGTTGGTAATAATGCCAGCGGAATTATTTGAACACTTACTAGGAGAGACAAATGGAAAACCAAACGAAGATGATTAAAGCACACCTTGATAAAGGTGAATCAATCACAGCCATTGAAGCATTGAATATGTTTCAGTGCTTTAGATTAGCAGCACGTATGCATGACCTTAAAGAAAGTGGCTATCCTTTTATGAAAGAAATGGTTAAGCTAGATAACGGCAGAGCTATCGCTCAGTACACAAAGGTAAACCTCTAGTACGGCTCATGATACTAGAGGTTTAACAGTAAGAGGACATTAAGAAATGGAAAGACCTAATGTATGCAGACATATTACTACGAGATGTAATTGATTGGCAAGTAAACAATCCTAATGCTAAATATATTTTGATTGTGCTTGCACGTTACACAGATTTAAATGGTGAGTGCTTCCCAAGCATACCAACTTTAGTCAAGACTACTGGCCTCAGTAGAAGTACAGTCATACGTGCTATCAACTGGTGCATAAAAAATAATTATATAACAAGAAAGTCTGGACGCACTGGCATAGCTAGTGTGTATAGATTCAAACATTTAATGGAGGATGATATGAAGAAGACCAGTGTCACACAGACACCCCAAGTTATATCTAATGTAATAGATATTAATAGTAATAGTAATACTACTTGGAGTGTCACACAGACACCCCCCTTCGATGCGTTCTGGTCAGCTTACCCACGTAAGGTAGCAAAGGGTCACGCTCGTAAGGCATTTGAAAAGGCATGTAAGATTGCAGACCCAACTGCAATTCTTACTGCCGTTAGAAAATTTGCTGATGCTACTCAAGGCACAGACAAACAGTTCATCCCTCACCCTACCACATGGCTCAATGGTGAGAGATGGGAAGACGACATCGAGGACGTTGCACCTAGCAACAGAACCAACACAGATTTCTTAGATGAAATCATCAATGATATGTCGCATAAAAAATTAGCCATAGATAAGGAGTAACACATGGACTACAACCAACGCACATCAATGATAGGTGTCTGGCTACAGGGTATCTTAAAACGCTACACGCCACCATCTAGCATGGATCGTGACACACTCGGTCAAGAGCTTCAGCTTATTGTCGAGGACATCAACAACAATATACCTTCTTCATTCGAGAAGGTAGACTTAGAGGTCGTGCTAAAAAAGATCGATGGTCACGTCCGACAGTATCAAGCTTCTCGTACGTGGCCGACAATCAAGACATTCATCATGTCAACGAAGACAGCTGTCGACGAATACTCACGCAATACAGAGAGCTTGAAGGTGACATCACAGAGCAAGCTCGACGCAGCTGTACTCATGGTCAAGCGAATCAAATCTGGCGGCGCAATACCAGAGTGGATACTCAACCCTGACTCAATCTATCGACAGCGACTGCTGCTTGACACAGATCTTGTCGAGTCTGACTTCAATAAATATCTTGATCCTACTGCAACAATGCAGTAGACAAGTACATATAAGAGGAGAATAATAATGGAACGTAAAGGATTTATTGGCGGCAGTGACGCTGTCAAAATAATGAACGGCAACTGGTATGAACTGTGGCAGATCAAGAC